TTACACCTAAGGGTACTACGATTAATTCAAGAGTAAGAACTGTTAGTGCAAGAAGTGTTAGTGGTATTGAGACTTCCTTCGAAGATAAGGGTTATTCATCTATTGTTCTTAATAACTCTAATTTCTTTGATAATCCTCGTATGATTTCCTCCAAGGTAAATGAGGATAGTAAATTAACTGATTTACCAGGAAATAAATCATTGAACATTCAATGTGACTTGGATAGTAACGATCCTGATGTTTCTCCTGTCATTGATATAGACAGAGTAAGTGCAATTCTAACAACTAATAGAATTGATGACACAGTTACTATATTTGCTGATGATAGCAAAGTTAAGATTCCTGGTGAGGATCCAACTTCTGCAACTTACGTTACTAAGAATGTAGGACTTGAAGTTCCTGCAACTG